TAGCCTCCACTGAAAAGGAACCATTTCCCCGCTTCTGTTTGTCCTGAACCACGCTGCAAAACTTGAACCAATTGATTTACATCAGCCGCCAAAACTGTTGAGCCCGTAGTGACCGTATTGAGTGCCATTTATCTTACCTCACCGTATAGTCATCAAATAGTCGTTAGTTATGGCTTGCCCGTTAATCTTAGGATACGTATATAGCGTATGTGTCATTAAAGTACCTGAACCTAGTGTAGCAGTTGCATTTATGCCGTAAAACCCACAATTTGTATAGTTACCGTTTGCCTGACTGGGACCGAAATATGTGCTAACATTTACCTGCTGACCAGTGATAACCACAGATGTAGGTACCGCTCTAAATATTTCCGTTTGGACTTGGTTATCACCAGGGCTTACCGACGTGATGGGGAACGTCCCGACTGAGAAGTATTGAGCAAAAGCACCAATAACAGCGTTATTTGAAGCGGCAAAATTGAGAAGCTGAGCACGCCCCGGGGTCATCAAGTCGTTCTTGTGGCGTGCTACTGTGTAGCGATCTCTCTCCTTTTCTGACAATCTGGGCCACCATTCCAGAAAGTCAGGTAGTTCAATCCCAGAAGGTAGTTCCCTGGCATGCACAATCCCAACAAAACGAATGACTTCCCCGCCTACAAGCAGCCGAATAAGAGCATCTTTTATATTCTCTTGTACTTCTCTTGCACTTGGTATATGCAGTCTTCTTATAAAATCAGCCATACACTGTACTCCTGCCATATTGAGCCGTACCGTATACACCTGTAGAGCCGCCGTAAGCACTCGCGCCGTACACAGCAGTACCGTAAGTACTTGTTGAGAAGCTTGCCGCAGGTACCGCAGATATTGAGTCTCTATAGGACATAGTTTCAATTGCCACCACATCTATCTGTTGAGGAGCTGTTACACCGGATACTGTGATACTCCTATTCATCGCTTTGTTAGCATTTCGCAAGTGATCTATAATGCTTGGATTAAACGAGCCTAGAACATAATCATATTCATTGATACCGTTCCCCAAATGCCGACCTTTTACGGATTGGATGACATATGGCTTGTTGATAATGCCGCTCCGAGCATGTGTGATATAGACAGCTACACCCGCCGGTGCGAACTGTTCGCTGGTAGCCTTCAGGATCTCCCTTGGATTCCCGCTCTTTGCTATCTCAGCAAGGCCTCTTTGAGTCGCACTGGTCAGCGAAATGATGTTGGTGTCGTTCACTTTGCTATCAAACAGCGGGATAGCATAGGCTGGTAAGGAAGGAAGCCCTGAGCCTTGCATGATAGCCTGCGTGCTCACCGGAGCTTCGTAGCCATAGACCGCTGTGATATTGTTCGTGCCGCTGGGAGGCGCAGCATTGAATTGCAACTGCTTGGTAGTCTTGTTCATCAATACATCGTATTGCCCTGTAAACCCGTCTCTTCCAGCAATACCCACGCGTTGTGTTACCCCAGCAGACACAAGCGAATTCATCGAATATGGAGTATTGGTAAGTGTAAATATCTTATTGGAGCCATTCCCACTAAATGTCTCATATGCCGTTGCAATGAATTTACCACCTGTGATCTTAATCCTACGCTTTACCTGCGTACCGTCTTTCTTGTAGTTGTACACAGAATACGGGAAAGAGGCTGATTCATCTGGTGCTTCTGTAAGGGTAAATTGAGCGACATTGTAGAACTCAGGCTGGTATCTGAGGGTGTAGTACATATCGACAAATGACACAAAGCCGGATTTATCAGTAAGACCGTTGGCTACTTCTCTGAGTGAATTGTCACCATAAGTGATCGAATCTTCTGTGATGCCTGTTTGGATTGGAGCTGCGCTACTGCTATTGGGTGCAACAGTCGAGAGCTGGCCCGGGAAATAGGTGCTGACCAGTGTGGTGAGAATGGTAGCATCAGTCTGACCAGTGAAGACCGCATTGATATTTCCATTTTCAAGCTGAGCCCCCGGGCCAGCACACGAGATGTGCCACACACGGTTAGGGCCATCATAATCCACATTGAAGTCATCAATGTAGCCTGAGAAGATCCTGCAGGTCCTGGACACCGTGAAATCTGGCATCTGCGAGCAGTTCACCTGATTGTAGTTGCAGTCAGGAGTTGGGTAGCTCACATTCCAATCTACTGACGTGTCTGAGAAGTACATCGGCTCGAGTTGGAAGGTGGCTATCTTGAGCGTCCCTGAATTGCTCGCAGCCACCATAGTTTCCCCGCCGAGTGAGACTCTGATATTAGCAGATCCCGGGGGTGCAGTTGCCTGGAGAGATACACGCGCATTGGAGAGCACTCCATCCTGATTGGTGATCGTGATGCCATTATTGCTATATTCTACTGGTGCTCCAAAGGCACGTAAGGCATAATTGCCTATGATGGTATTGCCTGAGCTATCCAAGAATTCGATAATCATCACGGTACGGCAATTCACCAAGGCAGTCGCTATGGTGACATAGGCCGAGAGCATGTACTTCTGTCCAGGGTGAACATAGCCGTTAGGAGTTGTCTGCTGTAGGAGGCCCGCGCCGAGTGCAGAGTTGTTGAAGATCATCTGCATTTCGAATGCTTGTGTGTATGAAATAAGCCCCGCGTGCGTACCGCTTGTACTCCATGGCGACGTGTTGATGGTCATCGCCTTTTGCAGCATATTGTGAGAAGGCACGGTAGGGACAGTTATAGCAGGATTGAAGGTAGGTGCGTCTGGTGCATTCTCATCCCATAGAATACATTCCATACCCCAATCGAAGTTGAGTAGGCATCCATCGTCTATCACATCAAAATTAGCTTTTGGAAGCTGGTCATTGATTGCCTGGTCAAAGTTTATCGTGTTTTGTACATACCGAGTGACGTCTTTGCCATCTACAACCGTTAAAGTCATGTTCTACCCCCTGACGCCCACGATACCAGAACACCACTTCTATTCAATTCCTTCGTTAGTTCGTCCTTTACCTTATCCGCAATGTCTTGCGCTTCGTTACGAGAACGTCCGGGAGCATTGACGGTAACGTTGATGGTGTTATTGTTCACAGTGACCGAACTGCTCCCTACAGAGGCTGGGCTCTTGCCCACAAACGAGCTGCCTACGTTGGTATTGAGACCCGGAGACTTCAGAGAGTGCAGGACCTGATTATTGATCGTTGCGTCCAGAGCGGGTACACCTTTGAGCATGCCCTCACTTATCTGTTCTGTGATCATCTGACCTTGCTTGGCTAGATCTTTCAATGGGCCGACTTTTGCAGGACTATGTGGGAGATGGTCACGTATCTGCTGTCCCACCCACCCTACAGCATCAGTTACCCAATGTACAGCGGCCCTGATCCCATCCCCGATACTTTTTACAATATTTGATCCTGCATTCCATGCGTCTGTTTTGACGGTATTCCAAATGCCCATGACCTGACCTGGCAGACCTTGAAGGAAGCCCATGATCCGGCCCGGCAAGGACTGCCAGAAGCTCACAATATTGTTGATCGTGGCACTAACTGTTACAACTGCTGCTGCCCATAATGCCCTAAAATAATTGAGCACACCAGTTACCAGGAACATGACGAAACCTATCACTCTTCCTGGTAAACCTGCAAACCATGCAATAATCCCGTTTATCATATCTGGAATGATGCTATGCCCAACAAGCGCGTTGTAGAGATGTATGAAAAAGCCAATAACGCCCATAACGAAGCCAGACAAGATACCCCACACGGTCCATACGATCGCCCAGAATAGACCTGCGATCAGATTGCCGATGCCACCAAGCATGTTGAGGATGCCATACCAGGCCACAAGCAGGTCAGCTCCGAGCTTATCCCACTGGCCTGTGAAGAGATCGACAATGAACGCAAGAATGCCAGACACGAATTGAACTAAACCACCAACAAACTGGATAACGCCGCCTAAAACTTGCGCCAAACCAATGAGGAGCCCTGCAAAACCCTTAGCAAGCCCGGTGATGATCCCAACGAGCAGGCCAAGCGCCACAACAAGGATAACTCCTGCAACCATAGCCAGGGCTCCGAGTAGCATCATGAGCGGTTCGACCACTGGTTGCAATCCTGAGAATGCAGGTATAAGCTGTGCTTGCCAGACATGCACAAGCTCATCCCAGACTGGCTTGAATTCTGTTGCAATGAAGGAGCCAAGCAATTGCATGCCAGACCAGAGCCAGAGAAGCACTGGCATTATGGCGTGAATAGCTGAAACGGTACCCGATTGTAGGCTCTGCCATAGCGCAATAGCACCATTGACCACGGCTTCATTCTGGATAATAGAGTTTTGCTGCTGCATTGCCTGTTCTACACCATTTTTTTGCCTGTTTATAGCAGCAACAACCCCATCCGCTTGCTTTTTAGCATGGTCGATAGACTTGAGCCTTAGTTCCAACGCCTCAAGAGCACCTTCAGTATGTGCATGGTGCATCTCGTTTATGACACCTGCCCGCTGCCTGGAAAGGTTCTTTACAACACCCTCGGACTGAGCAAGAGAATGGTTGATACTGGTGTCTTTCATCTGAAGCATGTGAAGCTTCGTAGCAGGGTCTAGTTGTTTCAGTTGATCTATCACACTTGCTCTTTGCCATGCAGACGCTTGGACGACTCCTCTAGCTTGCGCTTCAGCATTATTGATAGCTGTTAATTTTGCTTTAAGTGTGTTTAAGGTGACAGCATCATGGAAGAAGATCATTTCGCTCTGAATATGTGCTCTTTGATCTTGGTAGTGTGCAATAAGCTTTTGTTTTTGTTCAATAGTATTGCTGAGTGAGCTTGCTTTCGCTTTTAGTGTTTGCTGTTCTGCTACAGTACCGATGGCAGTCATAGCTAGCTGTGCTTCATTCTGGAGACTATGGAAAGTATTTTCAGCAGTTTTCATCGCAGGCTTCAGATTATTCTCCAGCGATAAAGCGAATGATTGAACTGATCCAATCGAATCATCAACAATTGCCTTGAATCCCTTAGAATTGTTATAGAAGTAGATAAAGGCTGCAACAACTGCTGCTATAGCCGCTGCTACGAGATAGAAAGGCAGTGTAGCACCTATCAGAGTTGCTGCCAGTCCGATCAAGGCAGGGACTACTACTGCCAGGATGAGAGCAGCGCAGCCAGCCAACACCCCGCTCAGGATAGGGACAAGCAAATTCGCTTTGTCTAGCCAGCTAATAAAATTAGAGAAACCAGTAACCACAGGCATAAGAGCCCCCATAATCGAGGTGACCATAGGAAGCAGAGCAGTCCCGATCTTGATCTTGAGTACCTCCACTACCTCTTTGGCTTGCTGCATTCTTGTATTCAAGTTCTGTTGGACTAATTCCCAGCCCTCAACTGATTTGCCCCCGGCTTTAAGTGCTGCCGTGATACTTGATACATTCTTTCTGTAGGCTTCCATGTTTGACCCGCCAACCTGCAAAGCAACATTCAGACCTGTGGCACCGCCCATGATGTTCTTGAGTGCCGTCGTTGCTTCTATGCTTCCCGCTGGGAACTTCTTGCCAATATGCTCCTCTATAAGCTGTAGAGCAGCAGGCAATCCTTTGGTGGAAAGGGTATCTTTGAGGTCCTGAGCCGAGAGTCCTACGGCTTGCATCGACTTTTGTGCAATTCCAGAAGGAGCTGATAGTGACCGGATAGCATTGGCTAGATTCATCGATGCTCGTTGCGCGGACATACCTGCATTGGTCATCATGGCTATAGCACCGCCCACGTCTGCAAAGGAGAGACCTGCTTTGACAGCAACAGGCAAAACATTGCCCATTGATCCCGCCAAGTCCTGCATGTGCATCTTTCCCGCCTTTGCTGCTGCTACGAGCTCATTTGTTGCTCCTACAGCATTAGAAGCAGGTATATGATAGTCTGTCATGATAGTGGTTAATGCCTTGGTAACCGTGGTCAGATCGGCATTGTCAGTTTTCGCCCCTTGAGCCGCTGCTCTGAGCACGTTCAGTCCGTCTGCGCCTATCTTGCCGCTCGAATTGATCATGAACATAGCAGAGGTCAGGTCTTTTGTTGCAGTGCCTGTTTCTATGGCGATGTCTTGGATACCGGACCCTACCATCTTGAGGTTTTTGGGAAGCTCACCTGCACCTGTTACCAGACTGGTCAGTTGGGACTGAAAGTCCGCTGCAGGTTTGATAGTTGAGGCAATGGCACCCGCTACAAGTGCCGCTCCGCCAGCTGCAAGCAGGAGGCCTGAGCCTGCCATCGATCCCGATCCACTCAGATCCTGGAGAGATCTGCCAACATTCTTGACAACAGAAGAAGCAAGATCCTTCGCCTGGAGAGCAATACGCAAGTAGAGATCATCGCCCACTATTCTTGATCTCCTCTCTTTGCGCTTGCTCTTTCTCTTTGTCTACTTGTATCTCAGCCTGGTAACGTATCCATTGCCTATGAGCTTCTAATCTAGGTGCTCTCATGTAGTCGCTCTTACTACCATAAATATCCCACATGACAGCATCTTTGATTTCAGGTACTAACTCTCCTGATGTGCCTCTATAACATTCGAGGCAGGCGGCAAAAAAGTTTGCTCCTCCTCCTCACTCATGTCAGGATTGCGGTCTGCTATTTCCTTTGCAATAAAGTCATAGTAGGTTTTAGGAAGCTCTTCGACGTTTTCAGGCGAGAAGACTAACGGCATCTCGACGGATGTTCCATCAGCTTGACGAACCGTGTTGAGGATATTCCAGCCCTTGACCATGCGCTTCAAGGTGGCAAGTTTGACAGAGCCAACCTGTATTTTTACGTTCATGTTCTGCTTGGCAAGCTGTTTGCCGATCTCAGTGCGCACAAGCTGATCCTGTATCCAGGCGTCATCACCCGCTTTCATCACTGTTTTGATGATGACATACTCACCTGGTTTGAACCATGGCGCTCGTATACTCTCTACTTCGTTAGGATTAAATCCATTGTTCATCTTGTTCCTCTTGAATATCTTGCGTAAAATGCCCATCACGCGGCGTAGTTTGGTGGGAGTTGGTTCTGTGATACGAACTTGATTTCGTAGCCTAGAGTATCTGTGTACTCTGTTGAGAACTTGATCTTTGCCTCAACTCTATCCAACTTACTTGCATCTCTCTTTGCTTCAATGATCTTTGCTGGGAAAGTAAACGTCCAGTTCTTGAAGTAGGTAGTACCTCCTGTAGTACCCATGTAGATGTTACTCAGGAATTGCGCGACAAGAAGCTGCTTTACATTCTGCCTGTATTTCTCATACTGTATGAGGTCTTCGAAGAGAATGGTAAGCTCAATCTCAGTTTCGCGTTGTTTCCGGGTGACCGATTGCAAACGCTGACTATTGACGGCGGGAAAGTTTCGCGTGCGCGGGATCTTGAAGATAAGCTTCCAGTCCAGGACCTGATTGTATGCGGTAGTGCCTGCTGTACCTGAGAGTGGGTCAATAAACCAGGCTGTTTGCCAGCCACCTATACCTACCTCTTGAGGTTGCCAAAGAGCAGAGAGAGCACCTATAGCACCGAATGGAACGTTACCAGCGGTATTTTCCATATTGAGGGTTGTCCGGTCACCTATGGCCAACTGGTCTTGAGCGCCACCTTTGCAGGTGACCTTGTTCTCCTTTTCAGTACCACCCTCAATAGTGACTTCCTCAAAGAAAGTGAGAGGATGTACCAACGCGTCTACGCCCGTATACTGCTCGAGTGTGACCGATTGGAGTATGTCGCCAGCTCCTGTTCCTGCAAGGCCGACCTGGTAAGTTTCTTGGATACCGATAATGCCGTTAATGGCCACTGAGCCGCCTGTGAGACCGCCGCCGAGTGCTACACCAGTAGCAGCGACACTGGCAAACACCTGCTGAGTGTAGAAGGTACCGTTTCCGTTGGCAGCCGCTGGCATGCCACAAATAACCGTCTCTGTGATCGTCTGGCCGAAGATGTTTGTACCTGTGATGACAACGGTCCCCACTGCTGACGATCCGGTCACAACCAATTGGAGAATTGAGCCAGGGCCTATGGTGTTGGGCTGTGTAGTCAAACTTATTGGGAAGGTAGCAACAGCCGTTGTGGTCTTCAATACCGTAGGTGATGCTGGTATCGTGGCCTGAGATGGGTTGCTTCCCACAACTGACCGACCAAACCACTCAGCACAGTTGTCAAGATAGAAGTCCTGTTCGAACTTCCCGACATCGACAACCTTATTCAGGTTCTTAAAGTTGGTATTCCTGGAAAGTGTACCTCTTTGCTCTTCAGGTGAGTGCTTTGCTATCTTCTCCTCAGGTGTTTCAAGCATCGCTGGCGTTAAGCTGCTAGCCGCTGGTATTGCCCATATCCTGACAATGCCACCTGTGAGGCCTGTCACTGTCACACCTGAAGCATCTACAGTGCTATATATCCCTGGTGTCACATACTCGAATGGCTGTTGACCTGCGCTGGTAGAGGCAATGGGTATCGTAGGTGTGGTACTCACCAGTGCGCTTATAGCCTGAGTGAAGTCTTTGCCAGTGACGATTATCGTTCCGGTTGCGAAGTTGCCTCTCACATCAATGAGTAGCCTCGCACCTGAGAACACAGACCGGCCCGGTACAGCGTTTGGCTGTGTGGTCAAAGATGCTGGAAGGCTCGACACGGGCGTCGGCCCCAACACCAATTGGAGACCAGGATTAGTAAGGCTTTCTAAGGCGATTCCTACCCGGCCCAATGCGGAATTTCCACTCATGTCTTACCTTCTTTCTTTCATTCCTTCGACTCTATTTGAGTCTCTACTTGCTTCTTTTGTGCTTTGGCAGGTTTCTCTTCCTCTTGAGGCGTTTCATGACCCGCATAGACGCTGTTCTGGAAGAAGACTTTTGTGCCTGGCGGATACGTCGCCTCATGTCCCGGTTGATCCACATGGCCATCGGCATCTGCTATTTTTTCATCCATCTTTGTTCCTTTCTAAAGACCTTCTAGCAACAATCGCTCATACTCCTTCATAGATAGGGCATACGAGAGAGTCTTTTCACGACATGATGCTGATACTATACCTACAATCTCATCCTGTGTTAGCTTTTTTCGCTTGTGCATCTCAACTACACTGCTTATCTTTTGCCACTCATCGGGTGTAAAGCTTACAGTGATGTTCACTGTAGTATCAAATTTCTCTTCATTCATATACCATCCTATGGCACCATAAAAATGTTATATTGATATTGCACGCGTAGTACATTTCTGTACACGCGATAGATCTCACCAGATCTCTCGACATACAGATACTCACCATCGTCGCCTTCGAGCTTGCTGCTCTGAACTTGTCCAGGCATGCCAAGATTAGCCGACGCGTGGAACATCTTGGTGAGCGCGTCTCTGATGCCTGGTAGGGTTGTACTCTCGACTGTTTCAGAGTCAGCGTCTGAGTATGCAAGAGTGACCTCAAAGGTGTAATCTTGCGAGTCATCGATCCTTCCTCCGACTACAGGAGCGCCCCCAGCAGTTTGCCGCTTCGTTGCATCCTTTGGCCCCAAGACCACTTCAAATGCTGGTAGATTGTCTCGGATATCCTTGAAGCGTCCCACTTTGCAGTTCGCAGTCTGGAAGAAGTTGGTGGCTCCGACCTGCACGCCTTGCGCCATGGTCTTGATCTGCTGCAATACTGCTGGTGTGTTAGGCGCACTTGGCAAAGCTTACTTCCTTTCATCCAATGAAAAGTGTTTATCCAGGAAAGTAGTAATCTGCTGTTCATCACCTTCCTCATGCTCTATTTTCATCTCTTTGAGGACAGTACGAAACATCATTTCTCCAATGCGGTCTTCAGTCCATGTAGAGACCTCTAGGCTTCCGCTGGTATGAAACATCGATCTTTTGAGTTGAGCAGACTCTTGCCGACGCCACACCTCGCCTTGTGCTTTGCCTGAATCACTAAGACTTAGCTTGAAGTACTTCATATACCTCCCAATCTCGTAAGAGCAGCATTCACAGCTTCAGTAAAGTTAGCGTCAATCTCGCCTCTCTTCTGCTTTAGCGCATTGTCCATGTAAAATGCGCCTTTGTCGTGGTATACGCGTCCTAGCGAATCAGTGCCATCGAAGCCCCAGTTGCGGCGGCGGGCATAAGGTAAGTCAGTTCCCACCCAAGATGCATAGGGGTTCACAACTCTCCTCTTCACGCTGCTTTTTAGCTTGCCTGATGGATTCTTCCAGTTCATGTTTGCTTTTGCAGCGGCTTTCAGAGCTATATCACTCTTCCTATGAGCTTTGACTAGCTCCTCTTCAAGTACTATTTTCCATCCTTCAAACTGCTTGATCTTGGCAAGTGCAGTAGGATCTATTGTGTACGAGAATTCAAGCATATTTCCTCTATGTTTTGACTATGAGATCAAGAGGACATTCTGTGTGATCAAGATCAAAATGCTCAGGTCTACCAGCTACACGATACGAATTAATTTGACCTGCAATATCAGCATTCTGGTCTACTAAGAGATCTCCTAAACGTATGTCCACGACACCCCCAATGGTATAGCCCCAATGTGAGAATGAAGGTTCTGCACCTCCCATGTTGCTTTTCATGCGCATATCTTCGTTTTCATCAATTTGCACTAGAATATTCGTTTTGATAGTAGTAGTGCCTCTTTTTTGTGTGACACGTCTTGTGTTGCTCATACAATACCAACCCATGCACCACTTGATTTGACATAAATACGCTGATTAACCGTACCCGGTGTGTCTGTTCTGAAGTAAAAATCTCCATTGCTTCCCATGCCTGACGATGGTACTCCTGAGCCGGAAAAGAGCGTGGGGCCGCTCCCAAGCTTCGCAGCATTGCCTACCTGGACAATTCCCGCCGCACTTTTTTGAACATATGTATCAAAGCCATTGCCGAACCAGATCTGACCTGCTGCATTGTTGGCAAAGTCATTCGCGTAGGTATTGCCTCCATCAGTGAAAAGGCCGAATGCATAGCCATTCTGCAGAGCAAAGCCGCCACCGTTGGCCTTGCTCATGGTGTTCATGGCAAAGATGGCATCTCCTGTTTGCCCAAAGGCTTTGAAGCCGTTGTAGCTTCTCATGTTCGCCATTTGGAACGTGCCACCAGTGCCAGGACTCCCATCGAGTACGAGCCCTTCAACGGTGATCATCCCTGCTGAGAAAGGATTGAGATAACCCCCAACAATAGCAGTACCTCCAGTTTGATATACATTCAGGTCATAGATGTTCCCGCTAGTATTCCTCTCATCTATCGCTCCAGCGTTGCAATCATATATTTTGCCTGATATATGACATACATTTGCAGTTGCAGCAGTTGTGAGACCTCCACTCTGATAAACCTGTCCTGCATATGGTGTCTGTCCTGCTTGTTGTCCTAGTTGTAGACCTCTTCCTTGTCGGCTAGCATCGGCTGTCGAGCCTAATTCCAGGCATGACGATTGAAAATCGTTAGCTAGATTGACCAGAGCACACGTATCGCTCCCTTCGATCTGGCAACTGCTGAGAACAAGCTCGGCAGCCTCATTAAGCAGCGTCACCGAATTGTTACCGATCGGGGTAGCCCACAGGTGGCAATGGGCCATGCGGAGCGCAACACAGTTTGGCCCAATGTGGGCAACATGTGAGCCTGAGGCAAAGCCATTCACTGCGATCCATTGCATGTCCGTTGGTCCGCCAATCTCGTAAGCAAACCCGTTACAGTCGTGGGACATCACGTCGTACCAGCGTGGCATAAAAGCATTGTTTGGGGCGCTAGGGTTAGCAGACCCATTGTAATCCATCAAAACATTGCCGCTATAGCCGTTCTTGATCTCGACATGCTCAAGGACATGGCGATGTCCGTAGACACGGATGGCATAGGATGGCCCTGCCGTTTGATTCGCTTTGTTGCCATCAAGAGTCATATTGCGGAAGCCAAAGTTGGTTATTGCAGTATTTGATCCTGATTGGGGTGCCGCTGCAAGGTTGATGCTGCTTGTCAGTGCGCTAAAAATATCAGTATTTGCACCGTTTTTGAGTCTGACAATTGTCAAACCTGGGCCAGCACCGTCGTCAATGACATTGCTATAGCATGGTTGGTTGCCTGTAAGATAGAGTCCAGGTGGATAGTAGACCAGAGCAGCGCCTATGTTATTTGCCGCTGCTCTTGCATTGGCTATAGCTGTGGTCTGATCCGTGCCATCCCCCAATGCTCCGTAATCCCTGACATTGATCACAAGCGGAGAGGCTGCTGGTGCTGGAAGCACACCAGCAGGAGCTACACCCGCGCCGACGGTGCCAGGAAGAATATCAACAGGGTCGGGATCAAATTCACGCGGACCTGGCTCGCTGGGAAGCTTTGCCGTCACATAGTGCTTCCATCTGCCAGCTGTATCCACATCGGATAGCATGTATTGGTAGGATGCTTTACCCTTTGCAGCATCTGTAATTGTCCATACGCCTGTGCATACTTTTGATGTATTTGCATATTCATTAAGCATGGTGAGAGTAAAGCTATTGCTGTTGCATCCTGTGAGATCAATGGCTTTACCATCATCATCAACTAACTCAACATTATATGGAGGGTCTATAAACCCTATATAACGCGGAGAGTTCCCCATGCTTTCTTACCCTCTTACCTTCAGTTTTGACTTTCCATCTCTACATTTAAGTTTAGATATACCGTTACGCGTTTTAAGTATACTTGACACCTTACACTGTCCTCTTGTACTTCTTGAGTATCCTGCACGCCTCTCCTACAAGGTCTCTCTCATCCTTACCTGATGACCACTTTTGTGTTCTCTTCCCAAGCTTCAACTCAGTCGCTCCAAACGGATTGTTCATCAGTTTCATTTGGACAGCAAAGAAAAGGCTACACGCTTCTTTCACATCATCTGGTATATTCTGAAACCCTCCAGTGTACGTTGTTCTCATGATCCCCTCACGCATCACCACAGTACCCACATCGAAGCGGTACCAGCCTTCATTCGGTACAATCGTTCTGCCAGATGTAACAGACCGGAATTCATCATCAAATGAGAATGCATGCTCTACGCTATTGATATTGATAATTGGATAGCTCTTGAGAAAAACGACGCGGGTAAGTCCCCCATGGAGTAGAGGGCCTACATGTGCCTCTGCTATTTGCGCCTCTTGTGTCAAGAAAGCCTCTGTAAATGGATCGCTACTAGATGAGCTGCCAGCCTCTGTTGTCTCTTTGTAGAGGTAGACTACAGCCTCTCCAGAGTTATGAGAGAACTGCAGTGCACTGGCAAGATCGATGGTTCCCGCGTAGGGACTTGCCCAATTGGTGACAGTCACACCTCCAGACTTGACTAGAATGGTCTCTTGTGTTGATCCGGTACCGATCTGTACAGCCTGCTCGTCAAGCTCATCAAGAGTAAGAGTAGAGGCTACCGAGATCTGTGTAGCCCCCGGACTAGCAGGTTGTGCGAGTGTAGTGCTACCTGGAGCTTGCAATCTCCTTTTGCACTCAGAGTCACAACGCACTGAGGCCCGACTTAGCAATTTGTCAATAACATTTGTGCCAAGAGTAGAGATAGAAGAAGCAAGACCTATCCCTAAAGGCATCTCGTTAAGCTCACTAGGAGTGAGATAAAGCCTAACCATGCTTGTCTTACCTCTAATACACTATTCTTCAGTCCATTCCATCATAATGTCGAATGAAGCTGTAGCAGTAGGAGTTGCAGTATTCAAGTTGATTGCAAGAACCTCGCCAGTCCTCAAAACAAGCGCCTGTGCTGGTCGGTTGCCAAATTCCCAGTTCACCCGATCCATTGGCGGGAAATCCGAGGCAGTGTAAGGAGTCAGCGCAAGCATGAGCTTCTGGTTACGAAGAGCCGTACCAACAAGAGTACCAGTTGTGGGAGGTGCGGTATAGCTCAGCACAGTAGCGGTCGGTGCTAGATTCAGACTATCATGAGCTACAGGCGTCGGGCTTCCTGTACTTGTGCCAAGCGTGTTGGCTGTAGACCGCTTCAGTAGTAGCACATCAAGAGCAGCGGGTGTTGCTGATGTGGTTGTGCCCACGATCTCTATGCGCGTAACCCTGACAAGCAACCCGCCTGCTGTGATGGTGAAGATATCGGTAGCACTCGCGCCCGGTACCAGCCCAACCTTTGCAGCGGAATAGGTTGCTTTCTGTCCATCGGTCGGCCCGCCTATAGTTCGATAATTCGTATCAAGCTGTTGTACTGGCATCTATTCCTCCAATGATCCTGGCGTTTTCCGTTCCCTAAGATTGCCTCTTTCCTGCTTCATATATGCATTCTGCTCAGTTGGCGTTGCTAAACGATGTCCCAACTTTTGAAGCTCTTCTACATCATGCTCTCTGGCATGAGCAGGCGGATCTATCTCCAGAAAATGTCCCTTCTGCTGGTAGTTCCTCGCATATGTATGTACTCCCGCTATGATCTTTTCATTGAGAGCAACGTTTCCATCACTATTCTGTTCGTGATACATGAGAATTGACATTAAGCAGCCCTCACTCTACCAATTTTTGCAGCAAACGCAGGAGCTCTCAGAGCTAGCGTCTTGTCAGAGTTCAATGCAAACTGACGACTACGTGCATTTACCACAGCTAGAAGCTCGGTCTGGATCGGATTAACTTCAGGACAAACGAGAATATCCGGGTCGCGCGGGATGAGGTAAATGTCCTCAGTAACCTGCGTGCCAGTTTGTACGCGCGGGAAAGTAACACCATCGGAAATGGCATTAGCACCGGAAGAGGCAACAGTAGCCCAATACAAGGTGTTGGTGGCAGTAGGATTTTGGATCAATCCGGTGTCTGTAAAGGAGGTTACTGCAGCGTCATTGATGTCATAAGCTGCGACCAGCGCATACAGGCTCTCGGCGCCGCTAGAAGTGCTTCTGAATATGCGATATCCGAGAATATCGATGACATTGCCGTCAGCATCGGTAGGAGCTGGTGTTGTCCAAGTGAGAACAACATTCTTGCCATCGGCAGAAGGTGTTTGTGATGCCTCAGCACTGGCAGCAGTCAATCCGTATCTGGTGACAGCTTCCACCCTGTAGTAGTAGGTGTTTGCAGCAAGGAGGCTAGAACCCGTGCCAGTATTGCCAGTTGTGCTAATGGTTCCCATAGTCCCCTGATTGCCCATAAAGCTTGAAATGATGATGGGGATGTTACGATACGACTCGACTTCCACACCTGCATCAATGGCATTGTCTGCTACTGGCGCTCCTGGATCTCCATAGTCATCTCGCAAGAACATGCGTTTCATCACCTGATTGTAACGTGCGTTCTGAACGTGAAGCCCATTAAGGTAGGATTGCATCTTGGGGGACATCATCCAGAAGTAGTCCATGCCAAGCTCTTGGGCGTATCGACCTCTGACAGCATCAATAGCATTGTCCATCATCAGGAATGCCAGGAGCTGAGTATTGGCGTCAATCTTGTTGGCATTGGCAACCATGATGTCCACGCCGTCCCATTGCGGTCTCTTCGTATTGAGCGTGGCAGCCGCTGAGCCATACATATGCGTGGTCTCCTCCAACCACACCATAGCTTTGGCATGAGCCCCAAGCTCAAGGTCGAACATGTTCCCGTTCGCACGTGCAACCTGAACCATGAACTTGGACAGATCCCCGATGGACTCGGTATGCTTGATCGGAAATTGCCCTTGAGTGTAGGTCGAGTTGGAAGCTGCTACCGATCCTGTTCCACTGGTAGGAGGTGCTTCTAGCGTATGTTGAGGCTGTGGGAGTGCAGTACGCTTGTTGAAGAAGAATATGTCAGTTTCCCATGTGCGGCGCGGGATCGCTCTACCTAATGGCCCCCATTTGCGCTGCAGCTCTGTAAGCGTGCTGTCAATCTGCTTGAGGATGAGATTGAGAGCGCCACCCGATGATGCTAAGCTGAAGGCCTCCCTGATCTCCCTGAGACTAGCAGGCATGCTAAATCCCTCCTATCTGTATATCACCATCAAAACTATGCTGAGCGTCCATAATGCCCATTAGTTCAACTTCAAGCTCTTTGAGTACTCTCTCAGCGTTGTACCATTCAGGCTTAGGTCGACTACGATCAAGTAGCTCAAGACGTGTATTGTAATCTTTCATTTGCTCTTTCATGTAGTCCCCATTGCGGTAGTAGGACTTCTTGGGCTTCTCCTCAGAGTTAGAACCCTCAACCATACTCTTGCGCTGGGGGAACGTACGAGGTGCAAGCTTCTGCTGCATCTCAGTGAGCTTTGTTGCAAATGAGTCTTGCATCTCAGCAAACTTCTGATCAAGCTTCTCTTGCATGAGTTGTTCCGGCGTCTTTGGATCTTGAATGATATGACCTGACTCTTGCAAGAGCTTTTTAGCATCCTCAACAGTGAGCTTAGGAAGCTCCTGCTGTACTACCTGTGGTGGAGGAAGCTCGGTAGTTCGTTCTGCCAGAGCAGCCTTCAGTTCCTCCAGAAGCTGTGCCTTCTCTTCAGGCGTCATAAATTCCTCTCTTTCTGGAGATGCAGGCTGCTGGCCTGTACTCTCCTTACACTCCATTCCAAGGAATGAAGCTAGTCCATTGTGTGCATTTGCTAGATACTCTAGCGTCTTAGCGCTAAATTTCGCACCTACCTCAGTAATACCTAGAAACTTGAGTGCATCCGCACGTTCCATATTCTCAGGTGCGCATTCTAAACCTATTGCTTTAGCGAGATAGTTGTGAGTAGTTTCGAGAGATGGTAGATTTAATGCTTCATGAGGTTCTTTAAATTCTTCTATGAGTGAAGTATCTTTGAAAGTGAATATCTCAGTAAGGTCTTGAGGTTCCTTGGACTCGGAGACATACTCTACGCGTGCGTTGGGTATGCCAGGGGATGAGGTAAAGTCAATGCCAGTGAGACGGATATTCTCCCCGCCTACCATCGGGTATGGCTCGTCTTTGTCGATGTACATCTCTGCGTTAACAGCTCGTAGGGATTGCGACTTGATGTAGCCACCTTTCACAAGCTCTACAACCTCATGGCCCGCCTGGGTGTCCGGTACGTCAATCAGTGCAAACGCTTGGTTCCCTTCCTTGCCTATGGCTGCAATCTTGCCGACAATCTCATTGGTAGCATCCATGTATGCAGAGTCATGTGAGAGGTAGACCGTAAGAGGTAGGGCATTAGTGTCACTGAGCTGTACTTGAGCAGCTTGCACAAGACGATTGACCGTCTTAGCAGGATATTTTCTGCCATTCAGAGATGTGGCATCATCTTCTAGGAAGATAGACTTTACACGAGCTATGCGGTTTTCTGCCATTGGTACCTCTCGACAATAAAAAAAAGAGCCAACACCTTTCGATGTGGCTCTTGGCTCTTATGGCTCTTGGCTCTATGGTTACGTATTCAATTTATTCCCGTCAGACAGGAATTGCACCCCTCTTCTCTCTACCTCCAATGGGTAGTCCATACGCGATAGAGAGCGTGCTACTGTTACACTACGACGGGATAGGTGGACTGATTGTCATCAGTATAGCACACGTTGTTCTGATGTGCTAGCCTCTTGCTTCTCATCAAGCTCTGACCACAATCTATTGATCTCCTCACGCGATATGCTATGGTCTTCTTTGCATCCCTTGCAATATAAGTGTATAGAAGTTTGATCGATTATAGCAAGCTTACGATGCATCTTATTGCATGTGATAGCTTTTCTATTCATTCTTTCTTTCCTTCCACATCCAACGAATACGCGTATCTCTCATCACCAATCGCCAGCCATAGCAGGTCAAAATTGAGATCTATGGCAGGGACTGTTTCAATGGGCATAGGATCACCAGATGGGATGTACGAGAGGGTTATGTGAGGTGTATAGCCGTGCTCAGCATTCGGAGGGTAGCCAGCCTCTTGTAGGACCTTTACCAGCCCTTGACGCCATTCTGACAGCCCTGGTGCATCCACTGAAGCATAGACGGGAGTAGGCTCCCCATCGGGTACTGAGGTGAACCGGCCTATGCCAGATATCCGGGCCTGTAGAGCAGGTGCGTTCTTGGCATAGGATGATACAGCCTGCTTCAGTTTGTCGGTATCCCCCAGTTGGGCCTTGTCTCCCAGGAAAGCAAGGGTCATGTGAAGATCATCGATCAACTCACCAGTGGGAAGTACCAAGGCCCGGGCCTCGCTTGGCTTGAGGAAGAAACCAGCCATCACACCAGTCCAGTTTGCCTCTTGCATCTGACGTTCTAGCCAAATGGTTTCAGCTATGCAGGCATTCATAGCTGCTTCACGCTGCGCAGGGAGTCGGAAAGCATGGCTCAAAAGATACGCAGGATCATACTCTGATGGCATGTGACGAAATTTGCGCATATTCTCATCCCTCTCTTTCGGCTTCTTATCCTTCTCAGGAGGTTGCTTATCCTGTGGTGGCTGGTCTTTGTTACCCTGATCATCAGGGTTATTCTGGTCACCCTGCGCAAGACGTTGCATAGCCTGTTGAGCACCTTGCAGGGATAGCTCGGCCTGTTGTGTCTGCTCTTGCTCTAAGGTTGCCAGCCGTGCCACAGGGGTGATGACATTGCCAGTGGTGACAGTTGGTACATCGCCACCTGGAATAGAGACGCGCCCACGTTCTTGACGTGCCTCATCTCTGGTGAGCGTTCCGTTGCCGATCTCTTTATTCTCAATTTCCGCAATGTCTTTATCATCCCTGTAGTCGGCATGTCTGGTCTTGACCTTCCAGTCCTCTACACCTAGCCCCGTCTTCACTGCTCTATAATTCAGCTTCTCAAGTATCCTATTCTCTAGTGGTATAACCTTATTGTAGATAAAAGATTTATTCTGGCTCTCGCCTGTACCACCGCCTATATTGCCACTTTCAATGATACCCAACATAGCAGGTGGCACCCCATAGACGACCAATGCTCTATCACGCTGGTTATCCTGACTCTTGTCAAAATCAAGCTCAATAGAACCTTTGCCATATTCGTGTATCTCACTCCCCCCATACATGACAGGTGGAATATGCGCGTTTTCTATACCTGTGTAATTCTCTTTATACCATTTAATATACCTACTTGCATCATCCTCATCTGAGTCGTCTCCCATACCTACCCAATATGAAGGCTTGCCCCCTTGCCTAAAGAACTTTTCACCCCATGTCACCATTGATCGATCTAAGAACACCGGGTCCTTCAGCTTTTCAATGGGGGAGAGAGCTTTCTTTTTTGACTTGGGGTCTGGTAGCCACCATCTGATAATCTCGCGAGGCTCAAATCTCACAACCTCGGTACTCTTCTCCAGGCGTTGGGTATAGCCAGTGATAACGCCATGCTGGTCAAAGTGTGTGGTCATGGTTATCGAGTCTACTGTGTAGAGGTTCGCTACAAGACCATCAGGGCCATATGTCATCTCAGCAAAGGCTTCACCAAAGATAAGTAAATCAGTTGCAATTGAGTTGAAAAACTGTAAAAAGTCTTCTTCTATGTCTTCAAAGTTAAATAATTGCTTTACTCTCGCCTCATTTTTAGGATTGCCTTTACCCTGCTCAATCTCAATAGTCTCCCAGCCACCGGATATCATGCGCTCAGCAGTCGTGTCTACGCAGCCTGAAACCCACTGGTTTCCACAATAGACCAGGTAGCATGTCTCTTTCTTCTGCCGATCATCTTGCGATCCCTCACGTATGAGACCAAAAGAGGTGTCATCCCATGCCATGGAGAGGTTCTTTGGCCCCCTGGGCTGTGGAACTTTCGTACTGCGCTTCGATGCTGCTTCTAGATTGATAATGCCCACGTTACGCTCGTATAGCTCTGAGGTGTGGGAATTGGGAGGATAGTTAGGTGCCTGGAATGGACGTTCTATCACACGGGAACGCCGCTTAGGGATGCGTATCCAGTTGGGGAAGTTGATTGCCATGTTACTCTTGCTCCTTTGCCAGTTGCTCCAATCTAGAACGCTCTTGCTCTAACCACTTCAGAAGCGAAAGAGCTTGTTTAGGCGTAAGTACTGCTGTATCATCCATATAGTACTTAGCATCTGATTTGCATTCAATCCATATAGTAGTACATATGTAGCTTGTTGCATAACTAACCTCATAGTCGCCTTTTTCGTCAATCTTTCCATCATGTATCTTACTCACCAGCTCATCTAATTCTTTTGCCATATGATCTTCAGTAAAGTACTGAATAACACGTGTATCATACGTTGCTAGTACCTTGCCGTCCTTTTTCACATCGATCAAGTGTACTGTGTAGGGATAGGCCACGTCATGCCTACGAGCAGTATGCTGATATGCTGAGAGACCTCGCTCGCCAAGCATTGCTATGAATCTCTCTGGTGTTAGATCTTCCTCTTGTTGTTCTATCTCCATGCTAGTTCATCCTCCTCTTCATACTGTTGCTTCTCTTTCTCTTCTTCAGTTTGCTTATCGACTACCATACCACCTACACTGCGAGGCATGCCCAACTCTTCACAAGCCATTGATGCATTATCCACCTGATCATCATTCGCACCCAAGGGGAATAACAGAAGCTCATCCTCCCATTCATGTAACCATGATGCCTGTTTGGGGTGGAACACCTTACTTGACTCGTAGTAGACAGCAGCCGTTGTAGCACGTGCCACCTTGTCCTTGACTGGCTTGTATTCCTTGACGGGTAAGCCTTGCCTACGAAGCTGCTGGACAAGGGCTAGCTGGTAGGCTACAGTCTCAATTTTTATGAAGCTGGGACGATATCGTTGGTAGAGCACAGATGATTGCTGTTGCTGAGCAGGGTTATCCAAGCGGTCACGAAGTCGGCCTATGAGGAGCAAGTCACGATCTGGTGTCACAGCCCAGATGCACATCACGGTGTAATCTGCGGTTTGCTTAGTCGAGATAGCCAGGTCCTCAGTCATGAACAGCCAGCAATTCTTGATCAGGAACCGCTTGATACCAGTGTCAGTTTCTAGCTGATAATAATCATTCTCAGTTGTGAAATAGCGGAACCATTGCTTTTTGAATTGCCCGCCCCCAGCGGGTACCGGGCGCTGCTGAAAAAGTCCTGCATAGCCCATACTTCCAAGTTGCTTTTTGAACCTTGTAAGGATGCTCTCATTAAAACGCGCTTTCCACAGTAGTTCACCCTCTTCTTTACGGGGATCTTCCCATCCAAGGGTAGTTGAACACCTGCTTGATGCTTCGAATTCTGCAGGCAAGTTTAAATGTTCCCAGCCACCTAGCTCAAGAATATGACCTGACACGTCTTGTGAGTGAATACGGTGCCCTACTACAACCATCGCGCCCGTTTGTTGATCATTCAACCGTGTTGACCAGGTATTATCAAACCAATCTATAGCTGCTTCTCTTTTTGCATCAGACTCTTTTTCATCTATATTGTGTGCATCATCTAGTATTAATATATCTCCGCCTTCACCCGTTGTGCTTGAGCCAACAGATGTAGCCATTCGATAGCCTAGTTGACTGGTTTCAAACTTTGTTTTTGCATCCTGATCTTTTGTAAGATGTAAGCGCCACCCATAGCGCGATTGAAACCAGGGAGACTTGATAGCTCGGCGTGTCTTGAGGTTATCGCGTGTTGCCAGATTCATGGCATAGGAACCACACAACAGACGTGTAGCAGGATTGTTGAGGAGAAGCCAAACAGACCATAGAACACTAATGAGAGACGATTTCCCATGGCGAGGTGGCATGTTGACCAGTAACCGGGTGATATTCCCTCGGCTCACAGCCTCTAGATGCTCAGCAATCGCTTCCAGGTGCCAACCCGGGGTGAATGGGCGACCCGGTTCAATTACTGGCCATGCCATAGTAACGAACTGCTTGAAGCTGAAACGTGCGTTCTCAGCATCGAACTCTTCTAGGGGGCTAAGGTCCTTTACTAGCATCATAACCATTATCCTGCCCTCTCTTTTGTCTGCTGATCTTCTACGAGAGCAAGACGGATCTTTGCACGGGTCTCAGGAGAAATCTTGCCTACTGGGATAACCATGCCTTCAGGTTGCTCTTGCGGATCTTCTTTTGGAGCTGATTGAAGGACTTTCACATATTGGGCTAATGCATCAGAAAGTAATTTATGGTCTTTAATCTCTAGTATTTGATCTGATTGGAGATGTTGAGCAAGCTGGGATAATCCAACACGGGCAATAGTTACAGCGTCAGCAGGAATAGGAAACCGTAGGGGGGTACCTGGTCGGTCGGTCAGTGGTCGGTCAGTGGTCGGTCGGTCAGCAGATGGGCGTTCCCAATTCTCTTT